TTTCATTACTGCCTCTCAGGGTAAGAGATGTATCAGATTGGATTAAATTATTTTTTATGGTAATACCATCAACAGTTATCCCTGCTCCAACAGTAATAGGACTAAGGTCTCCTAAACTATCTTCTTCCCACAAACTATCTGAAGGTAAATCGTACCAACCTTTCGTTCCACTTGCATCAGTACCATAATAATACTGATTACCTGGATTATCTTCATCATTAACAAGGTGCACCCCGTCAACCAATGCTATTTCCCCTATGTTATAAGATATGCTAAAATTATCCAGTCTTACCGTATAATCATACATACCAAGCCATAATCGATTATCACCATCCCAATTAAAATCAGAACCTAATACAAATTCACCGGCATCTCCAGAACCATCTCCAGAAGATTGTTCATACCAGTCAGTATCAATTACCCCATTCTTATACATAGTAATATTCAGACCTCTTCTACGTATCATTATAACATCTCCTGCCACGTATTTTGGATACTTTCTTATTATATAAGAACCTACACTTGTGTAGATATATAGAGATGCCCCGTAAGTAGAACCAAGGCAATAAAATTCAAAATAGGTGCTATTCCCGATATACATAAGAGTGGTATTGTTAGTAGACATAACTACTATTTCAAATGAAAAGTCAAAACCAGCAGTTTCAACTAAATCTACTAAATCTAAAATAGCATAATGAGACTCTCCTTCTCCATTCCATCCTATCGTTTTACCTAATAAAATATCATCATATACTTCTATTCCTATACCATTACCATACCAGGGGCCTTTTCCTACTAACTGACCTGCTGTATATGCTTCAAAATTATCTGATATAGTTATGGATACTTCTGTCATCACAAAGTCTTTTGTAATTGATTGTATGTAATTATCACCAGTTCCTGATGGGTGCCAACCTTTAACTCCAGTAAGATCGGTACCGTAGTACATATTGGTACCTGGGTTAAAGACATCACCATCAAGATGAACTGTAAAATCTGAATTCTCTACGATTGAATCTATGAAAGACAAATTGATGAGACGAGTATAATCAGCGGCACTCAAATGATAAAACTCATGAATTACATCAGGTACGCCTGAACTGTCATCACTATCAGGTGGAGCACTATCTGAATATTCAAGTCCTCCTTGTAACCCTAACAAATCATTGTGGTAAGCATCTACAATATTTGCAAAATTAACTTGAGACAATCCAGGTGTCTGCAAATCTATTTTTGTATAGTAATTGGAAAGGTCTACTTCTGTACCACCTCCTACTCCTCCTCCATAACCACCAGAAAAGATAGCACTTGGATTATTCCAATTTACATACTCACTGATTTTAAAAATAGGTGTTCCCATATCTCGTTAGGCTAAACTTGTGTCAAAACATACCTGATAAGTTGCTCCTGCCACAGCAAGTTCATTAATTGTAATCCACATTTCTCTTATTATCCCATTATAATTATGTGGATATTGAGCTGTCGCTACCGTAGTGCCTCCTCTTGTAACCGTTATGTACACAGTCCAATCTGAACCTACATATCCCGTAGGAGTCCATTGAATCCATAGACCGGTACTTAAGGTTTCTAATACACTATCAAATTGGGATAACACAAAACTATCATCTCCTACAAATCCATTAACTACTGGTGGATCATTAACTCCTTCATATCCCTGAGTAACTATTACCGTTCCATTAACCATCTGTAAATCAGCTTCGTTGGCAATAAGAATATAACCATTCAAATTAACATCCCCTGTATTAGTCCCTAATGGAGCTACGTGAACAGCCATCCCTGAAGTAAATACACCATCTAATACCTGTTCTGCTCCATCCCATACAGATATTGCATAATCTTCATAATAGCTTCTTGTACAAATATACCAACGTGGCATATTAGTAAGTACCGTAAAACTCTTGGTATCTGTTTCATCATACTCCCAATATAATTCAGTAGGTACTACTTCTACATAATAAGTAACTGGCGGTTCTTCTTCACTTGGTGCTCCAGAACTATCCTCAACAGGAACAGAGTTTACTTCCTCTGTATATTCAACGGCTTCTATATTAAACGTGCCATTGTTTAAATCCCAAATGTAACCATGTAATAAAAATTTAAGTATCTTTCCTTCAATTATTAAATTGTCATCAGATAATACAGAGAAAGGTTTAAGATACCCATCATGCATTATCTTTCCTTTTAACTTATGTAAGGTCTTACAATAGTTACCAAATTTATAACGGGCAAAAATATCCATCAATGGTATAGGCTCTAATCCAGCCTGTGCCGCAGACAACCATAATTGAGTTTTTATATGTTCGGCTCCAGCAGAGTCACCTAACATTTCTAAGCCGTTAGCAAAATTTTCATTAGATAAGTCAAAGAACTCCATATCTAACGTCTCTGTCTTAACGAAATCAGCATTTATGTAGTATGTTAATTTATTAAGAATACTTTGTTGGGTAATACCTGCCTGAACATCCCCTATAATATTATTAGGCTCCCACCAAAAACTGTCCTCTTTTGAAATAGCCAAACTTGGGAAGAAACTAATTATAAAAGACATCTTAGTTGGTTGTCCTAATTGATCCCATAGACTTGGTAATTGTTGCCAACCATCAACCCCAGGTATAATTTGGACCATAACAGGATCAGTTAAATTTATATTTTCACTAATTGACCAAACATTATCTTTATTACCATTAACACTTACATCAAAATCATTTCTAATGGCAATCGGTGTAGCGGATAATCCCCAAAATATATTACCCTGAGGATCCGTAAGTTCTCCTATATAATAACCAGCATAATCTCCTTCATTAACCATCAAATGAAAAGCCGTAACTATTGTTGCTATATTAGATAGACTTCTCATACCTGACTGCGTAAAAGATATGGTCAATTCTGTAGTTACCTTTTCTACAAAATCAGGGCTTGCCACATAATTTTCAGGAAGATTAAAGGTAAAATTAAAACAATAATGCAATCCAGAAAATTCAAGTGTTCCATCCTCTGGATGTTTCCAGAAAATATATTTCCCTATTCCACGAAAAGAATTACCTATTCTAAAAATGGTATTTTCAGAATTAGTATACCATGTCCTTAATGCTAAGGATCCAGCGGAAGGGAAATAAATCCCAGGTGCAGTGGTAAGCATAGGTATCTTAAAATCATTAAATATAAAAGTATCAAACTGTTTATCCTTTAATTGTAAGATTAACTTCTTTAATCCACTATCATACTCTACTACCTGACTGGACTCAGTATATTTAAAATCCCCATCTTGTTTATTATATTCTTGTTTTAAACTTGGAGTAGCTACTCCGGTAGCTATGGCACTTGCAAACATATCATCAAACAACACCCAATCCCCATCACGAGTAGCATCATCATACCGTTCTAATATTAATTTACCACTGTCTGCAAAATATAAATGAGCCCCAAAAGATTTTAGTATTTTATTTATAGCATCATATGTATTGTCATAAGAAATAGTATCACTAAAAAACATATTATTCTGTCCATACGTCTGTTCTACAAAAGTATCACTGGCTCCCTGTGCCATAGTGGTTTCAAACAAAGTAGAATTAACATACAAATCACAAGCTAAATCTATTTTTGTAACCATCTCCTGTATCATTTCCATAATACAGGTACTCTCTCCTACGGCAGATAAACAATCCAGTAGATCACTCTCCATACGATGCAAATAGTCGGTGAATTGTAAAGTAATATTTGACCAAGGTAGGAATTGCTGTTCGTTTAAATCACAAATAGAGAATCCCTGGAATACCAAAAGACTATCATAAAAAATAGAACACTTAAATTGTTTTTCAGTAGAGGTTAATAAATCTTCCAAGGAATCAAATGCCCCTGTATTTATAATATTTACCTTGGCTCCCGTACCAATGATAGGAGTATTCTCATCCTGATAATTTACCTCTATCTCCACGGATTGGGTACGTAATTGAGTAACGCCTACTCCATAATCCATTTTGGCAATTTGTACTGAAACAAGTTTACCATAAATGTTGTAAAAATCCGATTGATATTTGAGTCCGTATTCCATTAGTATATACTATTTTTCTTGGTTGCCTTACGCAAAAATCCTGTTAAAGTATTATCCTTAATTACGATCTCTACGGGTTCAAACTCTATTGTTTGACGAGATAATTGACCCATATTAAACCCCTTCGGTAAGATAGTTTCCCCTGAGGTAAGTCGTGCTTGGTATGTATCATTTGGGTATCCAGGAGGCACTACCCCACCTTTAGCAAATTCAGGAGCAACCGGCATTTTTCCTCCAAATATTGCTCCTATAATACCTCCTATTCCTCCTCCTCCCATCGTAGCCCCATACTCAGGAAATACAGCACTCATTACCGCCTTAAGAATAAGTGCCTTAGTTATAGCTACTAAAATATCTCGCAAAAGTGATATTATTGCTTTATGGATAACTTCTCCCATTGCCTTCATACGCTCTTGTGCCGTTAAAGTACCATCCGTAATTACATCAAACATATTTCCCATAGCCTCTGATACCCTATTAGCTACTTGTTCCCCTATAAGAAGAGCACGATATTGCGCTGTTAACTGTTTAAATTCTTCTGTCTCTGTTTGTCTATTTACAGATAAAAATTCTAGTCTTTGCTTTACTACGGACAATACAGCACTATATTCTTCCATTCCATCGGTTAGTGGTCCAATGGCAGTTGCCATATCTTTAATAGTTTGTAAACTCTGTTGAGCAGTAGTTAAATTTTGAGTACTTTCTAATTGATATAACTTTTCAGCTTCTTCTCTATACTTAGCCATAGAAACAGCTCCTAAAGCATAGAAAATACTAAGTTGAGCTAAATATTTTTTCTGCCCAGATATTCTTACATTTAATTCTTCTAATGAATACGTTAAATTACCAGAAACTTTTTGCATATTTATCCATTCTACTGACGCCTTCTCAGTTTCTTCTACTATCTTTTCTAAAGTAAATTGCTTAAAAAATTCTTCTAACACTTGTAAGTATGCATATAAAAACTTTCCAGTCATACCCAAATAATTTATTGCCCCTCCTGTAGTATTCAATCCTTTCTTGAATTCATCCAAGTATTCTACAACCAAAGCTAACTTTGCGGCACTGTATTCAAATGCATTACCCATTAATTTAGCTTGCTCGTCTATAAACTTTACTTGCCGTACGAATGCCTCTGTTTTTACATCTAATATATTAGCTGCAAACTCTTTGGCTCTATTATTAATTTCTACCAAAGCTCGTTTATCTAAATAATCCGTACTATCTTTTATTTGGGCTATGCGAATATTAGCCTCTTCCAAATGTCCTACCCATAACTGGATTCTCTCCGATACATCATCATAATACCCTCCTTGGTATTTAACTTTCTCTGCAATTTCTTTTAATTCCGTAGGGATGTCTAAACGCCATTTCTGTAATATTGGATCTTCATACTCTGCATCTGCTTGTGCTGCTTTTATTTTCTCTAATTCCTCTGTACGTTTACGAGCTGCTTCTATCTCCGCATTCATTAAAGCTATAATAGGACTAGCCTCCGCACGTACCATGCCTACTTTTTTTAGACTTTTATAAAAAGCATCCCAACTGTATGTAATATCTCCTGTAGCTTCATAAATTCCTTTTACCCACTTATTCCAAATGTCCACGGATTCATGAGCTAATAATTTGGAATTTTTATTAAGAGTACCTCCTCCTTGCTCTACAACAGTATCTAACCTATCGTATAATTCCTGAATAAAATCGGAAAGACCTTCTGCCTTATACGTCTTTTGTATGACGCTAGCAAAATCTCCCATTTGTTTGGTAAAGACTTCCGCACTCTCCTTATACTTACCCTGTAAAGCCTCTATATATCCTTCCATTCTTATTTTACCAGACATATATCTTGAAACTTTCTCTTGTGCAGAGGCAATATCTTCTAATGAACTTTTCTCTTTAAGTAAATTGGGTAAGTACTCTCCATATCGGGAATTAATATCTTGAATAGCATTCTTACGTTCTATGGTACCTTGTGTAGTTTGTTTTGCCCTATTGAAAATATAATTTAGAGCTACTGCTTCCTCTAATAAAGTACCATTGACTTTCTTTTCCGCTACTTGGAAATCATTTAATCTATTTTTGGATTTAGAAAGAGCAATACCTATACCCACAATCGCTGCGGCAATTAACCCCCAAACTCCTAATTTAGCCAGAGTCATTCCCGCAAATAAATTTTTAACTCTTTTTATCCCTATACTTATTTTATCAAACCCACGAATAATTCCTGGTAAGATATTCCCTACTAGGAAAGCAAAAGCTAAATTCAATGGTCCCAGTACGGCTAGGATTCCTCCAAATACAACAATAAGTCTTTTAGAGGATTCAGATAAATTATCAAAACTCTTGCCTACTCTAGCAACAAGTTTCATTAACCATTCAAACATAGGTAAAAGTGTATTAGAAATAGCTTTACCTAAAGTGATTGTTGCGACCTGTCCTTTCGCTACGGCTACATTCCAACGCTGTTGTATAGACTGTCCTGCCTCTTTAAAAGCTACTGCTGCATCACCATAGGAGTTCTTAACCCGTGCCATTACACCCATATTATACTCTAGATTCTCTCCCGTCAAAGATAAATAACCTATTAAAGCTCGGATATTGGGAAATACCCGTCCGGCAATACTAGTTCCCCATTTCTCGGTTAGTACCCGTATCTCCTGAAGGGTAGCCATAAGTCCTTGCCCTTTGAGAGTATTACGTAAGTGGTTTGCCGATGTTCCCATTTTACGTAATAAAGTCTCTGTTTCCGTAGCTGGATCTATAAGTACATTGAGTATACCCTTTAAATATACTGCTGCGTTGGCTGCACTAGAACCCGTCAAGGTCATGGAAGCCATCGCTCCTGCTACCTGATCGAAAGAAACTCCTAGCTCTGCAGCGATAGGAATTACCTGACCAATAGCAGAGGCGAATCCGGGTGCTTCCGCTTTACCTTCTCGAACGGCTGCTACGAGAATATCGACTGACCTTGCAGCAGTTAGTCCCTCTTTTCTATAAGCATTCATAGCAGAGGTAACTACCTGTGCAATATCGGAAGTTTCTCCTAGACCTGCTGCTGCAGCCATAGCTGATTGTTGAACTATCTTAAGAGCCTCCGATGATTTAAAACCAGCAGAGGTAACAAAATATAAAGCATCGGCAAGCTCTTTAGGAGATCTACCTACTACAGGAGCCATTGTTAAAATCTCCCCTTTCCATTTCTCCATCTCCTCTCTAGCAATCCCTACTAAACCTACAATTTTATTCATCGCTGCATCGAAGTCCTTCGCTAATTTGAAAGCTGCCCTACCCGCCAATATCAAAGGAACGGTTAGCATCATAGTCGCTCGATAACCGAAACTATAAAAGTTCATCATACGACGACCCATTGTTTGCATACGAGTAGCCAGATCAGCAGCCTTTTTTGAAGTACCCTGAATACTTTTATTTAGATTCATCAAGGATATTCTAGCAGCCATAAGTCCCTTATCATCCACTGCTAACGTAACTGTCAAAGTACCTATGTCAGCCATCACTTATTGGTATTAGGTTTTTTACGCTCTTTACTTTCAATCTTCTTATTTATGGAATTAGCTATGTCTAGAAGTACTTTTTTCATCTGGTCTGGAGTTTGTTTTTGCTCAGAGGACTTATCACCCTGATCCCAATTAGGCATAAAATCTCCAATGTTGGTTAATTTACCATTCTTGGTATTAATCCTTATCGCCAAATTTGATATCACAGATGCTAAACAAGCCATCCTAAAATCCTCCCTCCAAGTACCTATTGGATCTAATCTATCATACGCTTCCCATTCTAAGAGTTGATCCATAGTTAGCCCTTTTTTCTTTTTCCACATAAAAGGAATACTAAAAATATGGTAAACCTCTATCTGATCGTCTATTAGGCGATCAGGATGCTCTACACCTAATTCTCTGCAGAGACGGAATTGGAATTGCCGACTTGGTCGGCTACGGAGTTTTTTACTAAATTCTCCTTATCCGTTTCTGATATACTATTAAGTTTCTGAGATTCCGTTACAATCTTATCCAACGAAGTAGCCGTCATATTCTGACTCAACATTGGAATATCCCTAGCGACTAAAAGATAATTTCCTTGTTCATCACAAAGAGATGCTACGGCTAATTTTGCCCTAAAATCATCTAATGATTGTTCAAAAGTTGTTTCCCCTTTAGCGTTCTTTACTGATTTCAGTAAGGACTGCTCGAATTGATCCCGTTCCCGTCCAGACATCTGCCGTACATAAACAAAATCTCCACTCGGTAAATCTACCTTTAAGATTTTAATTTCTTCTTTTTGCAAAAGTTTTGCACGATCTAAAAAATTTCCCATGATTAGTTTGTATTTAATTGTTTATAATAAAAAAAATCCTTGATTAGGTTTGAAAAAATTACGAACCAGAACTATCCACACCTACCATAGTTACCTTTCCAGTAATTTTGATAGTTACATCCACGGATATTTTATCATCCACAGGAATAGTTAAAGGACATTCTGTGACCAAACCCTGGAACGTAAAGGTAGTATTTTCCAAATTACCTAATATAACCGAGTAGGTCTGTGCAACAGGACTTTCAAAGTCCAATTTTATTACCGCATAACTGTCTTCCGTAAAGTTCATATTAAGAGAGATCGTTCCCGCATCTCTAAATCCCGTAATAAACTCTCGGTAGCCATCTTCAGAATCCAACGATGTAACATCGATGAAATCCCTAGTCATAGATGGTCCAGTGATATTAGTAATCTCCGCTAACGCAGCAGATCCCTTTAGAAATTGACTACCTACACCAGACACTGCCAAACTTGCCATAATCTTACCTCCTTTTTTAATTACCAGAAGAATCCGTACTTGGACGCCTCTGTAAGTTAAAATTAACAATAAAAGTTACCAATTCGTTATCATCCCAATCCAGTAGAGCGGGTCCACCAGAACAGTAGATAACTGTATATAAAGCATCATTCCACGTTTCGCCTGCACGACCGTGTAACGATTCCATTATATTATGTGTTAAATTCCATCCAGTACGATAATCTTTATTTCGTACTCGGATTTGTATCAAGGGATAATAATACGCCTCCCCTTGTCCAGCGTATGTAAGTTGAGGGGCACGACCTTCCATATCTAATATAGTGATACTATTATGAGGTGCTACGGGTTCTTTTCCTATGAACATATTCGTAGCGATTACTAGATTTAAACTAGAATCGGCGGTAAGCATCGCTGCTATATCTACTGAAGGTGCGTTCATTTATTTGATCCTCTCCTTTTTGGTATTCTACTTGAATTCGCTATCTTACTTAGCATCAATCCTTTATTCCGTTCCAAAGCCCGTAAGAACCATTGCTCTCCAGAACCTGCTCTACTCCAATGAGCTACTCCCTGCTTATCGTGTACTATGGAAGCGTAGTTAGCACTATACCCGAACGTAACGGCAGGGTATCCATATGACATAGCTTTCGATTGTGCATTAGTTATAGTCATAGTATGATTCCTACGTAATGCTTCTATATCCACTTTTCTAGGTTTACCTTCTCCTTTTCTTTTTCTGCGAGCAGCTTTAAAAGCAGGACTACGCCCTACTCTAATATCTCCTCTAGAAGTAACCACTAACCAACTAGCTTTCAAGTTTCCTATATCTACAGGAGTAAGGGGTGGTTGGCTTTCAGTAGCGTTACGAATTACTGCTGTAGCCTTTACCAGTCCTGCTACAGAGACATACTTGAAAGTCCGTAGCTCTCTATTAAGACCTCTCATTACCTTTTCTATGCCTCTTACTCCTACTATTCTCATGATAGCCAAGGTGTTAAAAACGCTTTCCGTAAAAACTCAGTGGTCGAACCTAACGCAGGGACTTTATAAA